CCTGTACTGGCCATATGCAAAAGCATGTGACCTTAATTGTACATTCGATTAACCGCATGATAAAGTTGTAGCCTCTAATAAAAAATTTCACCGCGCAAGCGCGGTTATAAAAAACTTAGAAGTCAACTATATCATAACCGCACCCATGTTACCATGTATGCGCACCTTTCGGTGAATTAATCCGGACATATATCATATGCCCGCCACTCGGCCACGGAGTGGATTTCGCCCTTAGTCGCGAAACTAAGGGTTAAAAACTTATTGGGGGAAGTGCAATATCAGTATACATAATAGGTGCACCAACGAAAAAGAATAAAGAAAAATCTTCTCCGATGGACACATATTTCTCGACAATAACCGGCTCATCGACCGTGGTATTGACTATTGTACTATATCTTAAAGGCGTTGGTTCTAAATAAGTACCTGAAGATGTTAAATCTGCAGTTCGTGCATTAGAAAAACGCAAAGGTATTTGATATGGCACTTCTGCCTCAAGACAAGGATTCGCTGCAGAATTCGTCGCCACTGCCCCTGCTAATGACGATGATGCTGAAGAACGCAAAGTTCTACGAATATCGTTTGGATCATTTGTTAGAGTTCTTGCATTTCTGAAGTACCCTGAAGTCGATCCTTGTTCTCTTGACAAAGTATGGCATGCACATGCCATGTTCCCCGAAAACACCGTTGGATTTAATTTCCAACGCAGACCACCACGCCAACCCTTAAAAGCAGGAGTAAAATAATTGATAAATGTATTATGACAAAAATTAAAATCCTGTGTATCATTTAAGACTGGAGTGATAGCACTTGGTGCATAGCCTTGATAAAATGGAAAAGATCTAAAAATATTAATTAGGTACTTATATCCACCTACACCAGCATATACATATGATTCGTGCTTCTGATAACGCTTCATTAAAGATCTAATACTTACAATAGATTCTCCAAAGAAAACATGATCAGATGGGTCTGTCTCTGAAATGTGATCCATCATCACTACCTCAGAAGATGTTTGCATCGGCTTAGAAGGTTCTTCAGTAGAATCTTTATCAGATTGTACAAACTCTTCCTCACCAGATTGTGGTTCTGGGAAATAGTAAAGGGTGTCCAATACATCTTCTGTTGGATTACGAAATTCAATGTCCTCTCCTGCAGAGACAAACACATTAATACCAACATTTAGATCAGTTGCAGCTGGACTTGGAACTGTCATGTCATTTACAACATATACAGCCAACATTCCATTTGCAACATCTAGTGGAACAACCGTAGGAGCACCATTACTAAAGCGCACGTTTGAAAAAGTCGGATCGACAATTTTCTTATATGGCTCAGATGAACCCCACCCTATTTCAACAGTGAAATCCTTTTCCTCCGCAATATCAATAATGTGAGTGTAATTGGTATTATACTCATTTGATTGAAAACCATAAGGATCATAAACAACTTTAAGACGACCTTTGTGGTAATTCGATGATACGACTTGGAATCGGTATTTCATTGTACCACGCCAATTTTGAAACGGTTGTGCAATAAATCCACACGCAGGAAAATGAATTTCATTCTGTCCACCCAAAGTTTGGTAATTCCAAATATGAGGTGTAACCTGTATATTAAATAAAGCCGTTTCTGGCGGGTATGTCGAAGAATTGGGAGACCAGACAAAACTAGTCAACCAAGATTCTCGACACGCAATAGATTTGATTGTCATCTCATCTACTGCTGATAGACCAACTGTTGAGGGATCAACTGTTAATTCTTGCTTACAATCAAGCGATAATTTTACAGCAGAATCAGGATAATTTACATTAGCCAGGTTTCCCATTACAGTAGGTCTATATGGTTGAATATCAGACAAATTATTTGGACGTGCATATCCAAACATTGTAGCCACGGCACCCATTGCATCAGCAGCAATTTCTGTTGCTCTTGCATAGTTACCAATATATGGCACATTTGTCAGTTTTCCCATTATACGAGCAACCACACTCGCAGGTCGGGAAATTGGTCCCTTTCCATATTCATCTTCACCAGATTGTGGTGTCAAACCACCTGGTTCAGATGATGTTGGAATGGACAATGTTACATCTTCAGCCCAAATGAAAACGGAGATGCGAGCGATATCCGATGCACCATTTGCATGTTGTAAATCTTGCAAAGTACGAATCGATATTTCACCCATTTGTCTCCAATCTTGACTTGGAATATTAAGATAATTTTTATGCCAAAAGAATGGCAAAATCATATCTCCACCAGATGATGTAGTAGGATCGAGAAATATATGCGGACGTTGTGACGCCGCAACATTATCTATTCTACTAAATGCACGATCTGTATAAAAATCGTCCGATGTATGTAACGGTTTGTAATTAACTAACAATCTTCCAAAGTGAAAACCATTACCATTTATCAAAAACTTTACATGCAATTTACATCGCAAGTTATTGAAATTGGAAATACGATTTATAACTCTGTCATTCTCGAAAAATTCAGTCCAAGGATTGAAATTCTGCGAAAAGTTAGCAATTCCAGTTCCCCACGCATAATCCAATTTTATTGGGCGTGAGAAGAAATTACCTAAATCAGCATCATCATTTTCTGCTGTTTTATAAGTAATATCTGGTTGTGACAGGACCTCATATGAATATGCAGGGTTCTGATCTTTAAATGACACCATTTGCGCACTGGTGCCTGTGCTTCCTTTGTTTATTTTTACATTAAATTTACTAAGGTGTATTTATGATTATCCTAATCTATTTCCCTTAAAATAGATTGGACAGAGCCCACATTTGTAGCTGACCAAGCTACTCCTAAATAGGAGTGTTACAGTCCATGATATGCTTTCCTCACACTAAATTTTCGGTCTGGGGACGGATTATAGTATTGGTAAATCAGGCATATCACAGTTCGTTTTAGCGATCCCGCGATGAACTTCGCGGAGGGTATTCACGCACCCAGCGGGATTTTTACGTCTCCACGACGGGATTTTAACGTCTCCACGACGGGGTTAAAAATACTTAGTGCAGCATCAAAACGCCAGGATCGGCAATATCAACTGTCTTGAGTTTCTTTCCGAGATAACCGTCTATCATATCTTGATAAGACGGTAACTCACCCACAAATGTGACTAATCCATGAAGATCACGAATTTGTTCTAATTGTGCTTTGCGCAACTCGTAAACATCCTTTCCATGAAAGAAATATTCACGGGCTGCACTTTTAATAGCATCGCCAGCTATTTCTTCTGGTAAAGCCGTTGATCCACGTCGCGACATATAATTATGCAATGATTTCACAATAGAAGTTTCTTCAATTGGTGCAACCCAATTTCCCAAAGTTTCATTATAAACAAAACCTCTCTTTAAAAAAGATGTTTCATCTAATGTAATAAAAGGAACTGATTCAGCTTCTTTGTCTGCCATAGTGTATTTAATACCTACTTTAGCTAATTCATTCGAAATTGCAGTATGATTAAACTTTCTATCATCTTCATGTACACTCATAGCATTATCATCTCCATAACAAATTAAAGCTACCCGGTCGTGAAAAAGGGGTACTTGCTCATTTTCGTACAAAGCATAATATGCATATCGTAAATAAATACTATTTTGCAAATTATTGATAATTACAGTCAATGGATGTCCAGATGGGTTTGACCCAAATACTTTGACAAAAACGCCATTATATTCATATATTGGTAAACAAATTTCAGTAGCAATGCCACGCATAATAGTCAATTGTCGTTCAGTATATCCAGCTTTCTCAGCCATACGAATCATAACATCAAATGCAGATAACGTTGCTTCAGGACAAACACGCTTATCATAAGCTGCATAATCACCAGCAATCATACGTGTAGTTGAATATTTGGTTAATTTCTTAGTCAAACGTGTCCACTCTGGACCATGCGCATTAATGCCCACAGCACATTCGAAATCGTCCCAATTGGTCTGAATTACACGAATAATAGACAAATAATATTTGCGCACCAGCAATGTAAAAGCGAATTCACATCCAGCAAACACTCGAACTTTATCCTTCGTAAGTTTGGTGGCTTCATCTTTTAGATTACCGCGGAAAATTGTGTGAATCCTTTCGCCATTGGCCAAGACAGTTTCCATCCTATCTAATTCCTCCCAAAATTGATCATCCATTTCCAAAGGACATGAAATACCATCAATTTTAATTTCGGATTCACGCACAAAATTACTTTTTTGCTTGTTGATTGGAAAACCCATTGAGGTAGAT